TATAACTTAAAGTTTGATTTACATTTTTTAGAAAAAGATGGTTTAGATATCACAGATAAAGAACTTATTGATGTAATTGTTATGGTTCGACTCATCGAACATTCAGACGTTAAAGAGTTAGGTCTAACGCCTACAGGTAAGCGTGCTTATGGTGAGGCGGCTGTTCAGTATGACATTGATACAAAGAAGTTTCTTCGGTCTAATAAGTGGAACAAGGACTTTTCCATGGCTCCACCTGATTTCTTAGGAGAGTATTGTAAGAAAGATGTTACATTAACAGCTAGAATTTATAACGATTACTTAAAAAAGATTGAAAAAACTGGTCAGAATAAGGTTTTCGAGCTGGAAAAAAAGCTCAGTAAGGTTTTATTTAAGATGGAAATGCTGGGTATTTCAGTCGATAAAAACTATGCTATTGCTACAAAATCTGTTTTATTAGACCGTTTAGCAGAAGTAAGGCAGGAAATACTCACCTTATGCGGTAAGACTGAGGAAGAATTTAACATTTCAAGCCCTAAACAAATAGGAGAAGTCTTCAATGGGATGGGTATTACCTCTCCAGTAAAGACCGGTAAAGGCAACGAGTCTTGGAATGAAGCAGCTTTAATAAATATAAACCACAGAATGGCAGGTTTAATAAGGCAATACAGGACATTAGAAAAACTTGGCTCTACTTATCTTGACCCTTATTTAGAAACCGATGTTATGCACACCAATTTTTGCAATTGGGGAACTGCCACAGGAAGACTTTCTAGTCGGGAACCTAACCTACAAAATATCCCAAGAAATCACTTTAAATTACATGAGAGAGATTTAACCGACCAAGATAAAATAGAAATCCGTAATGGTATATCTGCTATGGTAGCCCAAAAGGGAATAACAATGGACACTGAATTAACTGACGATGTATTATCTACATGGTCTTTTATAGGTGATGACAAATATGATGACTCAGATACCAAGCAATTAGCTATACGCCGACTATTCGTACCTCGCCCTAACTACAGCTTAATTGGGTTTGATTATCAACAAATGGAAGTTAGAGTATTTATGTCTTATTTTAGGAATGAAACTATAGATGCTATTTTGAATAAGGATGATGTAGATTTTCATAGTGAGGCAGCTAAGTTAGCCTTTGGTGTAGACGAATCTTCCCCCAGATTTAAAGAGTATAGACAATACGCTAAAGCTATAACCTTTGGAACTATTTATGGTATTGGTAATAAAAAGCTGGCACAACAACTAGGAACTACTCCGAGGGAAGCAGGTAAGTTTAAAAAACAATACTTTGAAGGGATGGAAGGTTCAAAAGATTTTTTTGATAAAGTGGTAAAAAAAGTAGAATTACGGGGTATGGTGAAAAATAGGTATGGAAGACAGTACAAAATAAACCCACAGTTTGCTTATAAGGGGGTAAACTATCTCGTACAAGGAACCAGTGCAGACATTCTTAGTGAAAGGATGTTAGTTATAGACGATTATTTATTAGATAAAAAGAGTAGTCTTTTACTACAAGTACATGATGAGATAATATGTGAAATACACGACAGTGAGTTTAATACCATCCCATATAAAATACAAGGTTTACTTGAAGAAAATACATTAGGGGTACCTTTGAAGGTAGATATGGAGGTCTGTTCTCCTTCGTGGGCTACCAAGAAAGACTACAAACCAGTAGAGCTGGAAGACTACATTGACTGGAGCTAGAAAAATTTTTGATAAAATGGAGAAACGAAATTCTAGAATTAGAAGACAAGTGTTTGAATCACTCGCAGAATGTATTGAGTGTGCTAGAAAAGGCAAACGAACTAAGATAATGAGGGAAGGGCTTAAGCACCCAAATGATTTACTTTATAATCAACAATATCTTATCAAGTCTAGATTATGTGAAGATTGTTTTGGAAGTAACAACTTAAGTCATTTAGAACCTAGTGTTAAGGCAGAAATACAATGCAAGAATTGGGGTATTAAAAAAGAATGCTTAAGATATTTCCATATTAAAAGTGTTAGAGTACTGGCAAAGTCTCGGGGGGAATCGTATATAAAGAAGAGTTCTGTAAGACCTAAAGTTCTTGTGGCAAGAGGCTTGTGTATGCGTTGTATTGACTGGAACTGAAAAACTGCTAGAATAAAAGTAGGTAAAACTAATGGGCAAATACAACGAAAAAACGATACTAAAAGAAATATCTGACTATGTAGACAATACATATGACCAGCACTACAGTGAGGGTGAAGTTCAGACATTAGACTTTATAGCGGCTTGTGGAGATGCTAGAGCTTTCTGTAGAGGGAACATTCTAAAGTACGCTTCCCGATATGATAAAAAAGGAACACCTCGTAAAGACATTCTAAAGATTATTCATTACGCAATGCTCCTTTTACATTTTAACGACAAGGAAACAAAAAAATGAAAGTACATACTTGGGGGGAAAAAGCTCCAGTTGGTGACGAAGGAGAAAAACTAATAATTGATTGGCTATCAGGGCTAAAGAATATAAAAAATGTAGAGGATGTATCAAATATTAAAAAATATCAAAACATGGGCTTTGACGTGAAGCTTACTTACGATGATGGAAGAATGACTACAGCAGAAATAAAAAATGATTTGGCAGCAGGTAGGACAAACAATTTAGCTTTTGAAATTATAAGTCAAGAAGCAGCAAAGAAGACAGGATGGTTTCTCTCAACCGAAGCAGAGTGGCTATTACATTATTGCAATACGACAGACACTTTGTATAAAGCTCCTATGAATGAAATACGCCCATGGTTTTTAGAAAACAAGCATCTTACAAAAGACTTTGAAAAATGTCCTTTTGACAAGCCTGCTAAAAATCCAACCTATTTAAGTTGGATTCACCCAATACCAAAAAAAGAAATTGAAACATTACCCTTTGTGAAAACATACAAAGGAATAAAGGAGAAAGCAAATGCCAAAAGTTAGTGCACATTTAGGATTTACATTTAGAGTAGGTCCTCTAGAACAAAATCAATATGGAAGAGTAGACTTATCTGTTGACCAAATAGATACGGAATTACCTATAGAGCCTCAGCTAGAAGAATCAAAAAAAGTAGCTGATGTTATGTGGGAATTTATAAAAGGAAAAGTAGACGCTCAAATAGAGGATATGTTAGATGGGTCCTCTTAATTCTTCTGAACCTACTCGAATGGTAGTTTTAGAAGCTATATTAGCAGAAAGAGAACGACAAGATAAAATATGGGGTCTTCAAGACCACGATGATTCTTGGTGGAATATTATTACTGTTGAAAGAAATGGCGACATTGCTCGAGAAGTATACGGACAAAACGAAACAAAATTATTTATCGAACTAATACAGACCTGTGCTACTTATTTGGCTTGGGCAGAGGCGGTTCGCAGGAGATATAAAAATGGATAAAAATGCAGAAGATGCAATTGAGAAATTATTAAAAAACAAAAACTTAAGCTTTCAAAAGGGAGATAGTGACAGCTTCACTACAAACAGAATACCCTTTAATGTTCCAGCATTAGATAGACTTACTGGTGGTGGTATACCGTTTAAAAAAATGACTCTTATTTATGGACCAACTAATGTAGGTAAATCTTATTTAGCTTCACAAATAGTTGTAAATGCCCAAAAGCTGGGCGGTAAAGCTGTCTGGGTAGACACTGAATTATCTTATGATAAAGATTGGATGGCTACTTGTGGGATTGATGACCAAAAGATACTAGTCTCTCAACCTACCACAGGGGAAGAGGCTATGGAACACATAAGAGAAGCTATGATTGCAGGATTTGAAGTAATTGTTCTTGATAGCATTGCAGGATTAGTTCCTTCTAATGTATCCGTAGAAGACTTTGGTTATAATCCAATGGCTTGGCAAGCAAGATTTGTAAATAGCTCCTTTCCAAAGCTGTTCCCCCACCTACAAAATGGTTCTGCTTTTGTGGCTATAAACCAAGTACGTGCTAGTATGGGACCTGTAGCACTAGATAATATGCCTGCAGGACAGGGGCAAGTGTTCTTCTCTCACTCTATCCTACAAGTTCAAAGAAAAGGCTGGATAACCGAAGGAGAGAAAAAGGTTGGGTTTGACATGAATGTCAGACTAAGGAAAACAAAAACAGGAGGGGAAAATTGGGACTCTGCAATTGTTCCTTTTAGAGTTGAGGGCGGCATTGATTTAGTTGAAACCTATATTAGAGACGGTCTTGAACAAAATGTGATAATAAAGAAGGGTGCTTGGTATAAGTACAAGGATATAAATGCTCAAGGTCTGAATGGTATTAAAAAGGAATTTTTAGACAACCCAGTACTATTTGAAGAGATGAAAAGTGAACTTACCCCCTAGAGATTATACGGACCAAGAAAATTTAATTGCTAGGTGCTTAGATGAGTTTG